ATCATCAATGTTTTATTATTGATCCAGAAGATTATGTAAAAGCAGATAATACAGGAGAGATAACAGCCGTTGTTCATAGTCACCCTGTAACACCACCTGTTCCTAGTCAGGCAGATAAAATTAGTTGTGAACAAAGTAAACTTCCGTGGCATATTGTTAACCCAAAAACAGAACAATGGGGATACTGTGAACCATGTGGATATAAACCATCTTTATTGGGTAGACCTTGGGTTTGGGGTGTGACTGATTGTTGGAGTTTAGTTAGAGATTGGTATAAAGAAGAAAAAAATATTGAATTAAAAGATTGGAATAGACCAACAACACCAGAAGAGTTTATTCTTAATCCTTTATTTGAAAGTTGTGCTTGGAGAACGGGCTTTAGAGAACTTAGACCAGATGAAAAACTTATAAATGGTGACGCTTTATTAATGTCTATTGGATCTCCTGGTTTAAATCATGTAGCTATTTTCTTAGATGGAGATGTTTTACATCATTTAACCGATAGACTATCTTGTAGAGAGCCTTATTCTCAATGGTTATTAAAATGTACAGGAGGGAGGTATCGTTATGTTGCGTAAACTGAAGATATATGGCGAACTTGCTCAGTTTGTGGGGCATAAAGAATTTGAAATACAGGTAGATAGTATTGCTAAAGCAGTTAGTTTTCTTGTTAATAATTTTCCGCAAGTAGAAAAATATATGAATCCTCAATATTATCAAGTCAAAGTTGGTGATTATGCCGTAAATGAAGAAGAAATACACCACCCAATAGGACAGCAAGATATACATATAGTTCCTGTTATAAGTGGTGCTGGCAGCACAGGAAAAGTATTATTAGGTGCAGCTTTGATTGGAATAGGAATGGCAACTGGTGGAATAACTTTTGCAAGTTTTTTTAATCCTGCTATGGTTCCTTATGCACCAGGTTTTGCTTCGGCAACTGGACTTGTAAAAGCTAGTATTGTTTTAGGTGGTGCTCTAGTTTTATCAGGTGTAAGTGATATGTTATTTCCTTTACCTAAATTACCTGAGTTTAAATCTGAACAAGATCCACAATTATCATTCAGTTTTTCTGGTACGCAAAATACATCAAGAGCAGGAACTCCCGTTCCAATAGTTTATGGAGAAATAATTACAGGATCAGTTGTTATAAGTGGTGCTGTTGATACTCAGCAAGTACAAGCATGACAGACGCACCAAAAAATATTATTGGTTCTGGTGGCGGTAGTCCTCCACCTCCCCCTCAACCGACAAGAACTCCTGATACTTTACACAGTAGGCAGTTTGCTACTTTTCTTGATCTTATTTCTGAAGGAGAGATAGAAGGTTTTGCTACAGCTTCAAAAGAAGGACTTACAAAAGGAACAACTGCATACAACAATGCTGCGTTAAAAGACGTATTTTTAAACGATACTCCTGTTTTAAAATCAACAGCTAACTCTGCCTCTCCGACTACAACTGATTTTAATTTCCAAGATGTAACATTTAATCCTCGTTTTGGAACATCAGGTCAAACAAAAGTTGAAGGTATTGAAAGTAGCTCTTCTGTAACAGCAGTTGGAGTCACTGTCACTCAATCTTCTCCTGTTACAAGACAGATAACAAACTCAAATGTTGATGCTGCAAATATCACAATAACTTTTCCTCAAATACAAAAAGCAACAGATAAAGGAGATTTACTTGGATCATCTGTCTCTCTAAAAATTGCTGTTCAATACAATTCTGGTGGTTTTACTGATATTATCTCTGATACGATTACTGGAAGAACTGCTGATGCGTACCAAAGAGATTACAGAATAAATCTCACAGGTGCTTTTCCTGTTGATATAAGAGTTAGCAGAGTTACTGCTGATAGTTCAGATTCAACTTTGCAAGACGCATTTCAATGGACAAGTTTTGGAGAAATAATTGATGACGCTAATACTTATCCCAACAGTGCTTATGCTTCTGTTCGATTGGACTCTATGCAGTTTCAATCAATACCAAGCAGAAAATATCGTATCAGAGGAATAAAAGTAAGGATTCCTGGTGCTGGTGCTAATAGTTCTGGTACTCCTACTGTTGATGCTAATACTGGTCGAATAATTTATCCAGATGGATATATTTTTAACGGAGTAATGGGTGCTGCTCAATGGTGCTCATGCCCTGCGATGGTATTACTTGATCTTCTTACAGACACTAGATATGGATTCGGCAACCATATAACAGAAAGTTCTCTTGATCTATTTTCTTTTGTTACTGCTAGTAAGTTTGCTAATACTCTTGTTGATGATGGATTTGGAGGACAGGAGGCTAGATTCAGTTGCAATGTAAATATTCAATCATCTACTGAAGCATTTAATCTTATAAATGAACTTGCTGGTGTTATGAGATGTATGCCGATATGGTCTGCTGGCAGTATTCAACTTACGCAAGATAGTCCAAAAGATGCAAGTTATTTATTTAATTTAGCTAATGTAACTTCCGAAGGATTTAGCTATTCGGGAAGTGGATTAAAAACAAGAAATACTGTAATTTCTGTTTCTTATTTCAATATGGATAGTAGAGAAATAGATTATGAAGTTTATGAAGATACTGCTGCTATAGCAAAGTTTGGAGTAATTATAAAACAGGTAAAAGGTTTTGCCTGTACAAGCAGAGGTCAGGCTAGAAGATTAGCAAAGGCTATTTTATTTGCAGAACAAAATGAAAGTGAAATTGTTGCATTTACAACCTCGATAGATTCTGGTGTTGTTGTAAGACCTGGTGCTGTTATCGAAATAGCTGATCCTGTACGTTCTGGCCTTAGAAGAGGTGGAAGAGTAAGTTCAGCAACAACAACTCAGATAACTGTAGATGATTCTGCTGCAACTGATCTGCCAACAACAAATAATCCAACTTTAAGTGTAATATTACCTGATGGAACTGTTGAAACTAAGGCAGTATCAAGTGTCTCAGGTGCAGTTGTAACAGTATCTTCTGCTTTCTCTCAGACTCCTAATGCTAATACAGTTTGGTTATTGCAAGATGACACAGTTCAGGCTCAGAAGTTTAGAGTAATAACAGTAGAAGAATCTGATGGGATAAATTATGCAATTACAGCTTTATCTTATGTAAATGAAAAATACGCATTTATTGAAGATGGTGCAACCTTACCAACAAGAACTGTATCGGTACTGAATTTACCAAAAGATCCTCCTTCTGCTTTACAAGCTGAAGAAAAGATTGTTGAGATAAATAATCAGGCAGTATCTAAACTTATTGTTAGCTGGCAGCCTATTGTTGGTGTTACGCAGTATCAGGTTAACTACAGATTCAATAATGGTAACTTTGTTTCCACAACAGTTTCTTCTCCTGACTTTGAAATATTTAATACTGATATTGGAACGTATGAGTTTCAAGTATTTAGTTACAATGCTGCATTACAGACAAGTGCTACTTCTGCTGATTTAACTTTTAATGCTGTTGGTAAAACTGCCTTACCATCAAATGTTACTGGATTATCTGCCGAACCAATAAATGAAAAGTTAGTAAGATTACGTTGGAATTTATCTACAGATTTAGATGTTACTCATGGAGGTAGGGTGTATGTAAGACATTCTCCTCTGACCAATGGTAATGGTACATTTACAAATAGTACTGATTTGATTCAAGCTTTAGCTGGTAATACGACAACAGCAGAAGTTCCATATCTTGAAGGCGAATATATTTTAAAATTTCAAGATGATGGTGGTAGATTCTGTGCAGGAGAAACAAGTGTAATTCTTGAACTGCCAGATAATTTAGCTCCACTTGTTACACAGACTAGGAGAGAAGATACAGACAGTCCTAAGTTCCAAGGGACAAAAACTAACGTTGATTTTGATGCGGTTACAGATAGTTTAAATTTATCTGGTACGGGTTTATTTGATGCCATCACTGATTTTGATACAGTTACCTCTTTAGATGACTTTGGTGGTATTGCAAGTTCTGGTACTTATGATTTTGGAGGAACTGCTGGTGGAGATACCTTAGATTTAGGTGGTGTATTTAGCCTTGATCTCAAACGTCACTTTTTAACAGAAGGTTTCTATCCATCAGATTTATTTGATTCAAGAGGATTAATTGATGATATTACAGATTTTGATGGAGCTACAGCTACAGAAGTTAACGCTGAAATGTTAGTAAGAGTTACTCAAGATGATCCATCTGGATCTCCTACTTATTCTGATTTTCAAACTTTCGCTAACGGAACTTATAAAGGTAGAGGATTTCAATTCAGAGCAAAACTTACAAGCACGGATACTGCACAAGATATTAGAGTTTCTCAGCTAGGTTATACAGCATCTTTACAGAGGAGAACAGAACAAGGTAATGTTATTGCAAGCGGAGCAGGAGCAAAGGCTGTTACGTTTACCAATCCATTTTTTGTTGGTACTTCTTCTTTGCTTGGAGCAAATACTAATTTACCCTCTGTTGGTATCAATGCTCAAAATATGGC